TGACTTACATTTGAAATTGCAGTAACGTCAATAGTTCCATCTACATTAGATGGTTTAAAGCTTTCAATTACATTAGATTGTTTTAAAAGTAAATATATAATTGCAATCATCATAAAAAACTGTATAGGATTATTTTTATATAAATTAGAAAAGAACGCGATCATTGTATTATATTATATAATAAGATAATTAATAAATTGTTTTAAATTATAATCGCATAATGTATGATAGAACATAATATGGTGGTATATTATTATGACCCCAACCACTACCAGTATTATTGGTATGATCAATGTATGGAGCATTATGTCCATGATTATCACTTGTTAAAGGATATGGGGATCCTGCAGCTCCACTAAAACTTCTATGCCAACGCTTTATTTTACGTGGCATTGTGTGATTATGAGATGGCATTTCTCTTGTATCTAGTCCCATATGATCTGTACCACCTCTATCATTAAATTTATGTCTCAACATTGCAGTACGTTGATCACCTCGTGAATTACCAACTATAGATTTATTTCTAGAATCTGAAGTAACTATATCAGCTATTTGATAATGCCAGTGTGCACCATTATTACCACCATGGTCATTTTGCATACGAATAAATCTACCTCTTAAATCAGGTGTTCCATTTTGACCATCACATAAAGCCCAACCTGCTGGTGCTGTTGTGTGATTCCATGCTACAATAGTTCCTCGTGGTAGAATATTAACATTTTGTTTAAATGTGACATTACCGGCAGTATCAATATCTAATGCTTTATTAATTTTTAGAGCTAATTGACTTACATTTGAAATTGCAGTAACGTCAATAGTTCCATCTACATTAGATGGTTTAAAGCTTTCAATTACATTAGATTGTTTTAAAAGTAAATAAGTAACTGCAATAATAAGTAAAAATTTAATAGGATCAGTTTTATATAAATTAGAAAAGAACGCGATCATTGTATTATATTATATAATAAGATAAATAATTAAAATTAAATTATATAATTAATTTTAATATAATTTTAATATAATATTAAGAATATATGGAAAAAATAATATTAATATATAATTTCAGTAGTATATTAAATGAAAATATTATACATAATTTAGAAAATAAATTAAAATGTAAAATATTATATTCTACGATATACGATGTAATGAAGATGTTAGGAAGAGCGAATATAGATTTAATAAATGAAATAGAAGGATTTGGTGAAAGTGCAGTTTCATTAGTTGATTCGATAGAAATAAAAGAAGTACCGATTGATAAAAGTTTATATAAAATAAATAAGTATCCAATGGAGCATATTGAATATAATATAGGTAATATTATTATAAAAAAAATAAAGGAAATAGAAGTTACGAAAGAGAATGCATATGATGAATATAATGAGTTAAAAAAAATTATAACTAAATATGAATTATAATTTTAATATTTTAATATTAGATGCATTAAGTAAATCCATTACAATATTATCATTTTTATAGTCATCTAAATATATAATTTCTTTAATACCAGAAGAGATAATACATTTAGTGCAATTAATACAAGGGAAGTGAGTTATATAAATAGTAGATTGATTAATAGTAGCACCACGGCGAGCGGCATCAGAAATAGCATTTTGTTCAGCATGAATAGTATTTTGTTCATGATTATCACGAACGATAGAAATATGAGGAGCACCAGCGGGAAAGCCATTATAACCGGCACTAATAATACGATTATTATTAACAATAACGGCGCCAACTTTTAAACGGTCACTAGGAGAGCGAGAAGATATCCAAATAGATGTACCCATGAAGTACTCATCCCAAGAAGATCTATAGTTATTAGTAATTGATTTTAATTGATCAAAAATAGACATTATATTATAAAATTATATTATTAAATTATATTATTAAATTATTAAATAAACTAATAAAAATATATTAGTTTAATTATAATAAAAAAAATAAAAGGAGTAATAAGATGGAAATAATAGAAAAATATTTAAAAAATAAAACAGAAATATTAAATTCTAATAAATTTATTTTTAATAATAAACCAATAAATACTAAAGTTGCAGTAATAGTAGAACCAAGAAATCATTATTTATTAGAAGATGTAGTTAAAAATGTTATGTCATCATTAGGTGAAGATTGGAATTTACATATATTTTGTTATGATCAAAATTTTATATTAAATTTATTTAAAAATTGTTCATTTACAATTACATTATTAAATAAAAATAATTTAACGATTGATGAATATAATAAATTATTCCAATCAATTGAATTTTGGAATACAATAAAAGAGGAAACAATTTTAATTTTTCAAACTGATTCATTTATTATGAATCCATCTATAAAAATAGATAAATTTTTAAAATATAGTTTTATTGGTGGTATATATAGATATATAACTACTGAAAAATTAATTAAAAAATATAATAAAAAAATTGCTGGATATATAGGAATATGGGAATATTTAGATGGAATAAATTTAAATAATTCAGCTAAAATAGATTTTTCAATAAATGGCGGATTTTCAATTCGTAAAAAATCTATAATGATAAAATGTTTACAAAATGTATCTAATAATGATATTATTAAATATAGAATTAAAAATAAATTAAATACACTTTATTATGAAACAAATACAATTTTAAGTGAGGATACATATTTTCAAAACGCAATAGATATTTTGGGATTAGATTTACCAGATAAGCAAACATGTATTGAATTTTGTGAAAATTTATCATATACAAATATTAATTTAAATTCTTTTGGTATTCATCAAGTTAAAGACGGAGAATTATTAAATAGATTTAAAAATGAAATAGAAAAAAAATTTATTTAGGTTAAAAATATATTAGTTTAATTATAATAAAAAAAATAAAAGGATTAATAAAAAATGGTAAATGTAAACATTAGTAGAATATTATGTATAAATATAAAAGAACGGACAGATCGGTTAAAAAGAATAAGAGCATTATCAAAAAGAGAAGATATAGATATTAAATTTATAAGATCAGATAAAAATAATAAATCCGGTGAAAAAGGTAAAATACAATCACATTTAGCAATTATAAAGACAGCAAAAGAGAAAAATATACCGTACGTATGTATAATAGAAGATGATGTAAAAGTATTAAATAATGAAATTTTAAATAAAAAGAAAGTAATGGATGTTCCTGAAGATTGGGATATATTATATTTAGGAGGATATACATTAGAAATCCTTAAATATGATATTAAATGGTCAAAAGCAAGAGTAGCAGCAAGTTTTGCATATATAATTAAAGATACAACATATGATTTTATAATAAAATATTTAGAGAAATATGGTAAATCAATTACAGATTTTAATATTGATTTATTACATCGACGATATAATGCATATATTCAAATGGACCCAACATTTTGTCAACGAGATGATTATAGTGATGTACAGAATATGTATGTGAAACACTCATTATATATACAGGATTTACATAAAGAGTATTGTCAATTAGATATTGTAAAATCATTAAATAATTTTAATGATAGTAAATTACCAATTGTAACAATGGTAAGTGAAATAACAAATACAAGTTCGACTAAAGATATAGAATTACTTAAATATAATTATTATAATTTAGATTATCCTGAAGATAAATTAAAATGGTTAGTAATAGATAATTCGTCTACTAATAATTTAAGATCACATATTCCTGTAAAACAAGATTTAAATATAATGTATGTAAAAAACAGTACATTAGATGAGGAAATAGGTAATCTAAATGGATATATATGTTATTTAAATTATAAAGAATATTATGGACCGGATAGTATAAAAAAAAGAATATTTGGATTATTAACATATAATAAAAATTGTATAGGATGTAAAGAAATGAGATATAATGAAGAAGTTGAAAATATACGATTAGTAGATAATAGAAATCTATATGATAGTACTATTATGTATTCAGTTAAATTTTATAAGCCATATAAAAATATTAAAAGTTTAATATATAATAGAGAAGATGAAGTAATAATGATAAAGAATGATAATATAGTAACGAGAATAACAGGAGAATCAGATATATATCCTGAAAGAGTAAATGAAATAATAGGGTATTCAGATATAGAAAATGTAGATGCGAATTTATTACCTAAATTATATTAATTTTCTTCAATAGAGAAATTTAAAACTTGGCTAAGCATTTCAATAGTTTCATTAGCGTCATTTTCATCTTTAAAAGTTAAATCTTTTTTATTTTCATTAATAAAAGCTAATAGTTGAGGTGTATTTTTAAGTAATTCAAGCCATTGATCAGGATATAATGTGACAGGGAAACGTTGTAAACCATAGACACATACATTTTTTTTATTACCGATTTTAAATGATATATTTTTAGAAGACATATTTATTTACTTTATAAGATAATTATAATGTAAATAATACCACAATAATTAAATTTAAAAATAATAAAAAATAATTTCAATTTTAAGAAATATTTATAAATTTAATTATTTTTAGAAAATTGTTGTGAAAAATTTTTTAAATCATTAAATAATTCATTAGTAGATTTAGAATTATTAGAAGAATTATTAGAAGAATTATTAGAAGAATTATTAGAATAATTATTTTTATTTTTATTTTTAAAAGATTTATTATATTTATCAATAATTTTTTCAAAAAGTAAGACATTATGATCAATACGATAATTATTTAAATCATTAATTATAATATCAATAGCAGATTGATCAACTAAATAAATGAATGCGTAACCTTTATTATTGTTAGTATCATAATAAGTGGGAATAATAATTTTATTAATTTTAGAATATGGTATTAAAATATCATTAATAGTTTCAGATGAGATATCATCAGGTAAATTAGATATTTTTAAAATATAATTTACAGGTTTAGGTTCATCAATATTGATATCAATATTATTTTTCCAAGAAGGAATAAAACGATTTTTATTTATTTTATCACCCATAATATTTGTTTCAGAAGTATTTTGATTTGTACATTGTGTTATTTTTTTAGAAGGATATGAAATATTAAGATTTAATTTATTGATATATAAATGTTCTAAAGATTTAAAATATTCTTCAGAGAAAGTATTATGTTTAATAAAATAGCGATAATGATAAAAAAAGGGAACATATTTTTTTTCAAAAAAAACATCATCACCAATTGTTGTAATACCTTTATTATTAATAAGGGCATCTCCAAAAGGTTTCCATTTAGAGCGTTCTAAAATAAGTTTTTTGCGATTATAATGAGTCATAATAATAATAAAGATAAGTAATAAATCTTTAAATAGATAAATTATATATACATAAATTGATGCGATATATTAGGAGATTCATTATTACGAAAAAGAATAAATGCATTATCAATATCGGAATTAGATAATTTACGTTTTAAATGAGATGGGATAGTAATAGAACGGCGAGCATGAGCGATTTTACATTTATAAAAGAATGTCATAGTATCTCCACCAAAAAAAGGGAAACTTTCATAATTTTTTTCAAAGAAAGATTCGATATATTTTTTATTAATAACATTCCAATTAGCATCAGTGCATTGTTTAATAAAGATATTATATAAATCTGTATTAGAGTAATTATCAATTTTAAATTTCCAGGGAAAGCGGCGTTCAAGACCCCGATTCATAGAGAAGAATTGATTTTTAAGTTCTTCAGAATAGCCAGCAATAATAACAACAAAATCATCAGCATTTTCAGTAAGAAAGTGATTAATAGTATCAATACATTCTTTAGCAAAGCTATCACGTTTTTCGTTATTACCAAGAGAGTAAGCTTCATCAATAAATAAAACACCACCGAGTGCATCTTTAAGAACACGGTTAGTTTTAATAGCAGTTTGACCTAAATATTCAGCAACTAAATCATGACGTTTAACACTGGTAAATATACCTTTTGATAGTTTACCAAGTTTAGAATAAATGTCAGCTAAAATTTGAGCGATTTCAGTTTTACCACAACCAGGAGGACCTTCAAGAACGGTATTAAACATTTCATTATTATCAAGACCTTGAATATAATAAAGAATCATATTTACAATAGATTCTTTAAATTCATTAAGGCCAATCATATCGTTGAGTTTAATTAATGGTTTTTTTAAGTTATATAGTGTATCAATATTAATAAATAATTGAGTTTGTTTTCGTTGAGAGACATTTAAGATGTTAAGTAATTGATCAATAGTAGTAATATTATTAAATTCAGATAAATCAATAGTGTAAGATTTTATTTTATTAGTAGATAAATTATTATCAATACGGATACGTTTATGTGGATGTAACATAATTTATAATAAAATATTGATAAATATTTATATAATAAATATAAAATTGAAATGAATAATATTATATAAATATATAATAATATAATATATAGTATAAAAAAATGAGTAATTTTATATTAGGTAATGATACATGGGATGTTGCGAATTTATTTTTTGATATACCATATTGGCAAGTAAGATCGCAACATTTAGATAGTTATAATGAATTTATAGAGAATTTAATACCAAATATAATAGAACAAAATAGTCCGCAGATAATAACAAAAAAGTTAGAGAATGGTAAATCATTAGAATTAGAAGTATATTTTAATGATATAAGTATAACAGAACCGAGAATACATGAGAAGAATGGAAGTACAAAAGTGATGTATCCGAATGATGCGAGATTAAGAAATTTAACATATTCATCACCGATTTATTCAAATGTGAGATGTGTATACAAAATTTATGATGAAACAGAAAAAGAAATAGAAACAAAAGAGACGCAGTCAGTTAAGGCGTTACATGGAAAAATACCGATAATGTTACATTCAAATTATTGTATATTAAAAAATCAAATAGGAAAAGTGTTACAACAATATGGAGAATGTATGTATGACACAGGAGGTTATTTTATTATAACAGGACAAGAGAAGGTAATAATTGCACAAGAGACACAAACATTAAATAAAATGTTATTAAGGGATGATACAAAGAAAGGATTAAAATATAGTCATGCAATAGAAGTCCAATCAATACCATTTGATAAAAAGAATATAACAATGCCAAAGAGATGTATAATGCAGATATCAAGTAAAAAACCGTATTATATTAAAGTATTATTACCATATACAAAGAATACAGATATACCATTATTTATATTATTAAGAGCATTAGGGTTACAGAGTGATGAAGAGATATTTAAGAATATAGTAAAAATAGAGGATAAAATGATGGTAGATATATTAACAGGAAGTTTAGAAGATAGTATAAATATAAAGACAACAGATGCGGCATTAGAATATTTAATACAATTAATTCACAAAGATAATAAACAAATATTTAAAATGAATGAGAATAATGATATTAAAAATCATGAGAATAATATTAAAATAATGATAAATATATTAAAAAAAGAGTTATTACCACATACAGGATATTCATTTTTAAATAAAATATATTATTTAAGTGAAATGACAAATAAATTAATAAATTTATATTTAGGAAGAATTATGCCAACAGATAGAGATCATTTATCACATAAAAGAATAAATACATCAGGATATAAATTAGGAGAGCTGTTTTCAATTCATTATCATAAACAAATAAGGGATATGACCCAATCAATATATAATGATATAACAAATTATACATTAGATACAAAAGATGATATAGTGAATGTATTAGATAAAATAACAAGTAAGATAACAACATATATAAAATATTCACATATAGAGGCGTCAATAAAATATGCGTTATCAACAGGAAATTGGGGTACAAAAGGGAATACGAATAATGTAGCAAAACAAGGAGTAGCGCAAGTATTAACAATGCAAACACATTTACAAAAAGTATCACATTTAAGAAGAATAAATACACCAATTGATAAAACACAAAAGATAGATGGACCAAGGAAATTACATACAACAAAATGGGGTTTTATATGTCCAGTAGAGACGCCAGAAGGAGCGAGTGTAGGAATTGTAAATAATTTAACATTAATGGCATTAGTAACGGGGAATATAAATCCTGAACCAATATATGCATATTTAAGTATGGATGAATTTAATACAAAACAATTAAATGAAATAACAACGGACGAATTTAGAAATAAACCGCAAATATATATAAATGGAGATTTATATGGTGTATGTGAGGATCCATATAAATTAGTGGATAAATTAAGAGAATTAAGAAGAGATGGATCTATACATATACATACATCAATAAGTTATTTACTAAATACAAATGAAGTAATTATATTAACAGATTCAGGAAGAATAGTAAGGCCATTATATATAGTAAAGGATAATAAATTAATAATAGATCAAGATGATATTATGAATATAAAATCAGGGAAATATAAATGGAACAATTTGTTATGTTCAATATTACATGATACTGGAAAAGTATTAATAGAATATGTAGATATAACAGAAACAGAGAGTTTAATGATAGCAACAACGGAAAATGATTTAAAAAAGAATGAGAAAAATAAAGAAATAGGGAATACATATGTAAATTATACACATTGTGAATTACATCCATCATTTATATTAGGAGCATTAGGATCAATTATACCATATAGTAATCACAATCAATCACCAAGAAATACATATCAAACATCAATGGGAAAACAAGCATTAGGGGTATATGTAACAAATTATTTATTAAGAATGGATACATTAGCACATATCTTAAGTTATCCTCAAAAGCCATTAGTAACAACAAGACAATTAAAATATTTAAAAGGGGATGAATTACCAGCAGGGCAAAATGTAATGTTAGCGATAGCATGTTATGGAGGATATAATCAAGAAGATTCAGTAGTAATGAACCAATCAGCAATAGATAGAGGATTATTTTCATCAACATATTACAGAACATATAAAACAGAAGAGAAGAAGAATAATATAAATGTATCAAGTGAGAAGTTTTGTAAACCAGATCCGAGAATAACAAAAGGAATGAAATTAGCACATAAATATGATAAATTAGAAGAGAATGGATTTGTAAAACTGAATGAATATGTGGAAGAAGGGGATGTAATAATAGGAAAATGTGCGCCATTAATTGGAGATGATACATATACATATCAAGATATGAGTATAACATTAAAAGCAAATGATAATGGATATGTAGATTGTATAGAGCATAATGTAAATGGAGATGGAGTTGAATTTTGTAAAATAAGAATAAGATCAATAAGGAAGCCACAAATAGGAGATAAGTTTGCAACAAGATGTGCACAAAAAGGAACATGTGGGATGACATATAAACCAGAAGATATGCCATTTACAAAAGAAGGAATAACTCCAGATATTATAATGAACCCACATGCAATTCCAACAAGAATGACAATAGGACAATTGATAGAAACATTAGTTGGAAAGGTATCAGCATTAGAGGGATATGAAAGTGATGGAACTGTATTTTGTAATGAGAATGTAGAAGAATTTGCGACAATATTAAAAGAAACATATGGATATGAAGCGTATGGAAATGAGACAATGTATAATGGGCAAACCGGAGAGAAATTAGAAGTAAAGATGTTTATTGGGCCAACATATTATCAAAGATTGAAGCACATGATAGATGATAAGTATCATTCAAGATCAGTAGGATCAGTACAAATGATGACAAGACAACCATTAGAAGGAAGAAGTAGAGATGGAGGATTAAGATTTGGAGAGATGGAACAATGGTGTATGATATCACATGGAACAGCACAAATGTTAAAAGAGAGATCATTAGATGTATCCGATTTATATAAAGTATATATATGTGATAAATGTGGATTAATAGTAAAAGCAGATATTAAGGAAGGGATATATGAATGTGGATCATGTAATAATAATACAGAAATAAGTGAAGTACATATACCATATGCATATAAATTATTAACACAAGAATTAATGGCAATGAATATTGCACCAAGAATGATGGTAAATTAAAATTTATTTAAATAATCAAATTTAAATAAATACAATTAAAATATATTAAATGAATTATAATGGGGATAAAATATATAAAAATGTATTTGCAGGAGGTACAGCAGGGATGATGAGTTTAATAAGTATATATCCAAGTGAATATGTTAAAATTTTAATACAAAATAATCCAAAATCAAATATAAAAAGTGTAGTATTAGAAACAGTAAAAAAGAATGGGATATCTGGGTTATATAGAGGAATGATGCCATTAATGATATGTTCAATACCAAGATCTGCAATTAAATATTCCGTATATGAATATAGTACATACATAATAAACAATAGTATATTTAAAAATAAAACAAATGATAGGTTAGTTAATTTTATAGGTGGAGGTATATCAGGATTATGTTCAGGAGTATTAGTGTCAACATCATTTGATAATATTAAAAATAATTCAATAAAATTACAAAATATGTCGACTGAAAAACCGGGGATATTAAATAGTGTAAATGTATTATATAGGAAAAATGGATTAAGATCATTTTATAAAGGATGTGTAACAACAAGTGTCAAAGAAGGAATAACATATGGAACGAGATTTTTAATGTACAAAGAGTTATATGATAAAGATTTTTTAAAAGATTTACCAGAATATGGAAAATCATTTGTAGCAGGAGCAGGATGTGGGATGTTAGGAGTAATAATAAATAATCCATTAGATGTATTACAAACAAAATTACAATTAAATCATAATACAACAGTATTAAAAGAGCTTAAAAATATAGATAATTTAAAGTATTATTATAAAGGTCTTGGGATAAGAATAATAAGGACAATACCAGGATTAGGAATATCATTTACAGTATATGAATATTTATGTAAAAAAATTATTTAAAAAAGAATCTATATAAATAAAATAATATGGACTATTACAAAGTATTAGGATTAGAGAGAAATGCAACAGAGCAAGATATAAAGAAAGCATATAGAAAATTGGCATTAAAATGGCATCCAGATAAAAATCCTGATAATATTGATGAAGCAGATAAAAAATTTAAAGATATAGCATTAGCATATGAAGTTTTATCAAATAAAGAGAAGAAAGAGCAATATGATCATGGAGGAAATACAAATATGAATAATATAAATATAAATCCACAAGAGATGTTTAATCACTTTTTTAATATGAATATAAATATGACAAGAAATATATTTACTTTTAATGGAAATCAAATGAATCATCATATAAATATGACAAAAACAATATTATATAAATTGAAGTGTACATTAGAAGATTTATATATGGGATGTGAAAAGAAAATTCAAATTGATGATAAGATAATTGTTATAGATATTAAAAAAGGATGGAAGAGTGGAACAAAGATAGTATATGAAAATATAACAAAAGAGAATAATATAAATATAAATTTAGAAATAATTATACAAGCAGAGGAACATAAAATATATAAACGGAGGGGTGATGATTTATTAATAATAATACCAATAAATTTAAAAGAAGCATTAATAGAAGGATTTGTAGATATACATGCATTAGATAATAGAATATTAAGAATAAATCATACATTAATATCGCCAAATTATTTTAAAATAGTAAAAGAAGAAGGTATGCCAAATCAGAAGACAGGGATAAAGGGGGAATTACATATAAGATATAATATAATTTTTCCAAATGAATTAAGTAAAATACAACAAGAACAATTAAGTAATATTTTATAAAGAAAATATAAAATATTAATAAAAGAAAAAATTATCATAATCACGTGTATTATCAATAGGTTTAGGAATATTAGAATCAGATAAGAAATGAGTATCAGTAGTAATATTATTAAATTTATAATTTTTATTAGCGAAATTATTAACGGTATGAATATGTTGATCAAATAAAGAATTAAGAGCTTTTAAATTATTAGATAATTTTATATTATATGTTTTAGAAACAGGAACATTATGATAAAATGAGTGAAGATTATTTATAGCAGAGCGTTTTAAATCATACATTACATCAATATTTTCTTTAGGTAAATGAACACCTTTATTTAATATATCATCTTCTAATTTTAAGAAATTATCAATATTCAAAACTAAATTATTAAAAGCGGGTTGATTAAATTTACAAATATCTTGTAAATTAGAAACGATTTCAATAAAATTAATATCTAAATGAAAATAATTTGGTTTAGGAGAAATATTATTGAGTTTAGCTTCATAAAGTAGTAATGTAGATGTTTTATTATTATTAATATAGTCATATAGTATAAAAATAATAATAATAGATGAACTAATAGCAATAACATTAGAAAATGACAAGTTTAAATTATTAATAAAATAAATTAAAAGAATTGCTAAAATAGCTAAATAAAAAAAAATAGTATTATTCATATTAATATTTTATAAGAAATTAATTTAAAATAAAAAGAATAAAACTTATAAAAACCATTAAAATTCCAATATAAAAAATGCGTGTTTTATTTAGAAATATATTTAATAATTGTTTAAATGTAGCAGTACCATTAGATAACATATGAAAGAAGATTTGTAAATCAGAAATAATTAAATTAATATTTTCATATAAACCAAATGCGATTTCAAATAAAGTTAAATCATAAAAATTTTTAGAAGCAATAGATTTATTTGCATTTTCAGATAATTTTTTTAAGCGATCTGGATCAACTTTACTAATATATTTTTGATCCGGAATTGGATTATATTTAGGAGGATTTTGTTTTTGAGATATATTTTTGTTGTTATTTTTAATTTTATTTTTATTTTTATTTTTATTTTTATTCATATCCACAGGTACAGTATCAAGGTTAATACCATGATTATTTTTTTCATCAAAGTTATTAAATGAATGATACTCATCATCAGTCAGAGTTTTTTTTTTAATATTTGATATTTTTGTAGATTTATTATTCATTATTGTTATTAGTGTAAATAAAGATAAAAAATTCAATGAATAATCTTATCAATCATATCAATATGAGATAACATAATAGTTCTACAACAATATTTATGAATATGTAAACGATCTAATGCAATATATTCAATAGTTTGTAAATCATTTTCATTTTTATATTGAAAACATTTAGGGTCATGTGTATCTATTTTTTCATAAGGGGAACCGTTTTCATCAGTTTTATTATAGATAATAGATTGGTATTGAGGCCATAAATTAGCTAAAATTTTGCCACAAGTGAAACATCTCACAGGTATAATCATTATTATATATATTTAATATATAATAATACTTTAAATAATTTCAATTTTAAGAATAATATTTTAATATTCATAGTATTTAAATAAATTTTATTGTTATATACATTATAATCTATTAGTTCTTTACATATTTGAATATTTAAAATGTTTATTTTACCAACCATTATTTTTAAAATAATCCATATCCCGACTATCAAAAATTTTTTCATTTTTATGTGTAACGTATGATGTAGGCCAATGATTATTTGGCCCAATATTTTCTTTAAAAAAGTAAAAACTAGTTTTAGATGGAAAACATATATCAATGTAATGGCAATGATCCCAACCGTTTAATAGATCAGTTCGTTGTACAATTAGATAATTATTTTCAATTTCAAAGTTAAATTCATCTTTATAAATATTTTCATGTAATTTTATAGTATAATCAATATTATTAGGGAAGTAATATAAATTAATTTTTTTAATATTATTGATACTTGAGCCTATATTAATTTTTAGTTTTAAAAAATCAACTTCATATTTTTTTTCTGGGAGTATTGTTTCTTCATTTAATATATACTTAATACAATTATACATATCATAGGTTGGTCCATTTAAATAATTATATGGTTTATTTATAACAAATGATAATAAAAATACTAATAATAGTGGGTTGTTTGATTTAGAGAAGTTTATTATAAATGCTTGAAATATAGATTTCATATCATAACTTAAGCAAGAATAAAATGTAATATTTTTATCTAACTTATCAATATTTAAATAGGGAACTAAATCTACATCAGCATAAACACCACTATTTTTAAATAATTTACATAATCTCCATAAATCAGCTTTATACATTCCTTTATCAATATTATTAAATAAATTATAAATATTATTATTAAAATTATCTTTTAAAAAATTTAAACAATCTTTATCTAAACTAAAATCTATTTTATAATCATTATTATATTTAATCCATTTATTTATTACTTTTTCTGGTATATTTTTTTTATATGTCATATAAATTGTTTTATTTATAATATATAACATCACTATTTAATTTATTATTTATTTATATTTTTAAATAATTTTAATTTGATTTTAAATCATCAAACCATTTATGAGTAAGCATTTCTTGTGCAGTAGCTCGTTTTTTAGGATCATATTCAAGCATTGGTAATAAGAAATCTGTTAATTCTTGAGCACAATTATCATCAATTTCATATTTTTCAATAAATATATTTTTTAATTTCCAATATTCAAGTTTTTTATGTTCACCACGAATACGACCTTTATTATCAAATAAATCTTCACTATTATAGCAATCATCATGTAAAGATAATTCACGAGGCATTTTACCCAATGTTTCAAACATTAATGCGATATGTTCTCTATCACGTAATAATTCTCGTTTATTACCTTTATATTTTTTTTTAGGATTAAATAAATAATCACCAGTAATAAGTTCAAATATAATACATGCAACACTCCAAATATCACTTGGAGTATCATATTCAATACCTATTATATTTTCAGGACATCTATATTGACGTGTTTGAATACCATCACTTAAATGATGATCTGTCCAACAAGCATTACCAAAATCACTAATTTTAATTGAAATATTGTTGATATCAATATCAAAATCATAATTAAATTCATAATCTATTTCATTATTATTATGAATATCATCATAATCGCTATCAGAATCACTTGAATCATTATAATTATTTATTTCATTTTCTAAATTATTATCAAAAGATGTATCACTATTATCAGAGTCATTATCAGATTCATTATTAGAGTCATTATCAGAGTTGTTATCAGAGTTATTAGATTTATTTTCAATATATTGTTCAATATCATTAATATTGATATTAACAAGTTTTTCTTCAATATTATGATTGTTAAATTGAAGTAATTCTTTTTGACGTTCATCATTTTTTTGTTTCATTTTAAATTCTAAATTACGTTTTTCAGTATTTTTTTTTTCTTCTTTAAGTATAATTAAAACTTTATCATACATAATTTTAGAGAATTGTTCAATTGATTTTTCTTTAATTTTTTTACGAATTCGTTTTTTTTTATTTTTATTATATTCATTATAATTTGTTGGTGTAAACTCAACAATACAATCTTTAAGAATTTGATTAGGATTAATTTTTTTAAAACATTCAATAATATTTCGTAAATTACGATTAAGTGATGTAATAAGAATATTTTCAGGTTTTAAATCAGTATGAATTATTTTTTTACGTATATGAATATAATCTAATGCTTTAAGAAGATCAAATGCAATTTTTTTTACAATAGGAAGTGGTAAACCATTATAATTAAATTTTTTCATAAGTTGCATAAGATCATTACCTAAAACTTCAAATAACATACACATAATTCGTTGTTCAGATTCTTTATGTATAAAAAAATCATACATATGCATAATATTTTCTTTATTATTATAATCACTTTTAGTAATATCATGCATAATTTTAATTTCATCTTTAGAATCTCTAAAGTATTTAGGTTTAACACATTTCATAGCTAAATAGCGATCATTCGCCAGATCATAAACAAGCCATACTTGAGAGAAAGTACCTTTACCTAAAAATTTTAATGGAATATATTTATTATTAAGAACTTTACCAACAAACGCTGTTTTTTCTTCAATATCAGAATCTACACTTGATATACTTGCATCACTGTCACTATCACTGTCATATAAATATTCTTTATTTTTTTTTTTTAAACGATTTTTAGCTTTAAGTTTTTTAGCGAGAGCTTTTTGTTTAAGATGTCGCATTTTTATTATAATATATAAATAAATATATTACAATAATTAAACACAAAGGATTTACAATACTTCATAATCTAAAATATAATCACCATTAAGTTGTTTTTTATAACCTGAAATTTTAATTTTATTACTATGTACTTTTTCATGACAAGAAACACATAATGCGACAAGATTAAATTTAGAGTTTTTATGATGACCATTAATATAATTATTTGAATTAGCAGTATGTTGTTCATGAATATGGTGAGTATGGTTATATTCTCCTTCACATATTTCACAACAAACACCAATTTTTTCTTTATTATAATTAGATTGCTTGATAGTAAATAGTTTTTCTTGAGATTTGCGAATATTTTTAGCAGTTTTAATAAAGTCTGAATCATTAATTAAAGCATTAGCAACATTAATACCATAACAGTCATTACCTGATCCAGGAGTAAGCTTACGATCATATACAATATTATTATTAATTGTTGAAACAGATAAATGGAAGAATTTAAGACGTTCAATATCAGTAATAGTATCAATTTTAGAAAGCTGATGTAAATGAGTGGCAAAAATAAAAGAGCTTTTACGATCAATAAAGCGGAGTAATGCACTACTAACAAGAGCGACAGCAGAATGCTGTTCAGTACCATGACATACTTCATCACCAAGAATCATACTATTTTGATTACAAAATTTAATAATAGGACGGAGCTCATTCATTTCAACTTGAAAACTGGATTCATTACGGAAAATATTATCATTACCAAGGATACGTGTATAAATATTTTTATAAGGAGTAAATTTAAAAGAAGATGCAGGTACAAACATTCCCATTTGAGCCATAATAATAGATATACCAATAGCTTTACTTAATGAAGATTTACCACATGCATTTGTACCATAAAGTAAAATACCATCTTTTTCATAACCAAGAGAAATATTATTACCAATATATTCTTCATTATCGTTAATTCGTTCAATAAGAGGATGACGTAAATCAGTAGCAGAGAATTTACTTTTATCAGGATTATCGTAATCAATTGTAGGACAAGAATAATTATATAAAGAAGATACATTAGCACATGAGATAAAATAATCAATTTCAGCTATAAATTTAGATATTTTTTTACAACTATCTGTATATTTACGAATATATTCTTCTATTTTTTGAGAGAATAATGTTTGCATATGAGACATAAGATTTAATCTATCATTATAAATATCTTTAGAGAAACGTTTAATATTTTCATTTGAAATTTTAGTATTAGAAGAGGTTTTAGTAAATATATAATTATTAATATCTATATGATCTTTAAGAATTTTAGCACGAGCATTTGTACATTCTAAATAATATTCTTTATCATTATTATATTGTTTAATATTAACAAAAGTTTTATTAGAAATATTAGTAGAATTATTAACAATAATTTTGTTTAGTAAAAAAGCAATATTATTAATACTTTTATAATTTTTATCAATACGTTCTATTAATGGAATGATATTATGTTTAAGATAATAATTATTATAATTTAATTTAAATATAGATTTTTCAAAATAATTAAATGATGAAATAGAACTACATACATCATGATCAAAACAATTATCTAAATCATTACAAAATTCAATGAATTTTTTAATATCATCTTTATTTGGTAAAAGAGATTTAATAGTGTCATTATTATTTTTTAGAATAACGGAAATTAAGTTATAAATAGATATATATGAAGAATGAAGATTAGATATATTTTTAGGAGAAATATTATTATTAAATAATTGACGATGAAAACGATCTAAATCAATAATATTTGATATATGAGGAGAATATTGATTAGAAGTACCAATGAATGATTTAATAATATTATAACGATGTTCAAGTAATTCAGGTTTAATGATCGGGCGAGAAATCCGGTATTGTAAGAGGCGAAAACCCATAGCAGTAGATGTTTTATTTAATACATCGAATAAACTACTAAATTTAGAGTGATAAATAGAATTATTAGATAAAATATTAAGTTGAGAAATACAGTTATGTTCTAAAATAAAATAATCAGTTTGATTAAAATAATGAGGATGATCAATATTATCAAGTAAAATACTATTATCTTCATTAAGAAATTCTAATAGAATAAGATAAGATATAGTAGCATTATAATATTTATACAAATTAAGTATATCGAGAGCACCATATTCATTATTTAATTTAAAATAATTATTTAATTTAGTTTTTTGAATTTCAGCATTTTTAAATTCCTTAATAAAAGAGATAAATGTATTAAAATATATCTTATTACATGTAATATTAAGTATTTGACAAATAGAATTTTCTGTTATTAATGAATTATCAGATGATTCATAGTTAATAATAATTTCAGTAGGATTAAAGCATTGAATAAATTGAATACAATCTTCAATAATAGTATGATTATCAGAAGATATTTCATAAACAAAGCTATTACCAATTGATATATCAATAACAGATAATCCGATACTATCAATTATATCATTATTAAAATAAAGATAAACACTAATAATAAAGTTAGAATTAGGTCTTTCATTAACTAATGGACGGCCAGGGCTGTGAATAGATGAAACAGAACGTGATTTAGGATTATTAGGATCTTGGTCAACGCGAACAACAGTATAATTGTTGTTAATTAAAACGTTAATATGTCTTTGATAAATCTGTTCATTATCAGTATATGGAAAACCAATCATATTAGGATTCGTAAAGGATAAATCTGCCGCATTTTTATTACGAGCGAGTTGCATATTAAGAATAGTACATAATTCAGATGCTTTACCTAATATCTTATGTGTATTAGGATGAGGATATGAAAAGATTTCATAGAATTTACCAATTTGCATTAAAACAACGGTATTTTCACCATACTTTTGTTCATATTGAGATTGTAAACTAAAATATTGTTGAAATAAAGTTTTACTACGTAATGATGTGGACATATTTGTTAGTAGTATAATATATAACACATTTAATTTTTTAAATTAAGAATAATGAAATCAGTTTATAATTATTCTTAATTTTTAGAAATCAGAATCGCGAGAGAATGTCATATCATTTTTATCATGTCCAACACCTGTTAAACTATAACTGGAATTACGCTTTTCAAAGAAGTTAGTTTTGCCTTCAATAGATATCATCTCCATAAAGGGAAAAGGGTTTTTTACATTCCAAATTTTAGGGACATTAAATTGTGCAAGAAGACGGTCTGCGACGAATTCAATATATTGTGACATTAAATCTGCATTCATTCCAATTAATTTACATGGTAAAGATTCAGTAATAAATTGTTTTTCAATCGATACTGCATCACTTATTATATTTTGAACAACGTTATTATCAGGGATATCATTACCAAGATGTTTAAAAAGAAGAACTGCGAAATCTGTATGCAAACCCTCATCTCGACTAATCAATTCATTACTAAAAGTTAAACCGGGCATTAAACCCCTATTTTTTAACCAGAACAATGCACAAAAGCTACCAGAGAAAAAGATGCCTTCAACCGAGGCAAAAGCAACTAAACGAGTTGCGAAATCAGAAGAATCAGATATCCATTTCAAGGCCCATTCAGCCTTTTGTTTTACACATGGAATGGTTTCAATAGCATTAAATAATTTAGATTTTTCATTCGGATCAGTAATATAAGTATCAATGAGTAAACTATATGTTTCAGAATGAATATTTTCTATAGCAATTTGGAATCCATAGAATGAACGAGCTTCAGGAATCTGAACATCATTCATAAAGTTTGTAGCCAAATTTTCATTAACAATACCATCACTTGCAGCAAAAAATGCTAATATATTTTTAATAAAGTAACGTTCATTATCATTTAATTTATCATTCCAATCGTTCATATCAAGAGATAAGTCAATCTCTTCAGTGGTCCAGAACAAAGCCATGTGTGTTTTATAAGCAGCCCATATATCTGGATACTGAATAGGGAACATCACGAACCTTTTATCATTTGGTGCAATAATACTCATAGTTATATAAATATATAGTACATTAAATCTTTATATTAAAATGCAAAAAACAAATTTTGAAAAAGTTGTTGAATTCAATGAAACATTTGGGGTTCCAATATCAAAAGAGCCTCAATTAGATATATTTGATAAGAATCCTAAATTAACAAAATTAAGATTTGATTTAATAAAAGAAGAAGTAGATGAATTAAGTGATGCTATAAAAGACAAAGATTTTCCAGAGGTTGTAGATGCATTAGGTGATATTTTATATGTAGTTTACGGTGCAGGATCGAGTTTTGGAGTTGATATGGACAACGTTTTAGACAAGATACATAAATCGAATATGAGTAAATTGTGTGACACAGAAGAAATTGCGATAAAGACAATAGAAAGATATCAACAATTATATTTAAATAATAAATCAGAATATGATTCACCTGTATATAGGAAGGATGAGAAAATAAACAAGTACATTGTGTATAACAAGAGCACGGGGAAAATACTTAAAAGTATCGATTATAAACCAGTAGACTTTACAAATTATTTAAAGTAAGTAAATAAAATTGAAAAAAAAATAAATATACTAAATAAATATACTAAATAAATAAAAAAAATGGTTAATTTAGACCAATTTTATACAAAAGATGAAATAGTAGAAAAATGTTTAGGTATTTTAGAAACTTATATTAATTATAATAATTATGATTATATTTTGGAACCAAGTGCTGGAATTGGATCATTTTATAAAAAATTACCATTAAAAAAAAGAATTGGAATAGATTTAGAACCTAAACATGAAGGAATAGAAAAAAAAGATTATTTTGATTATAATCCAATAGAGAATAAACAATATTTAGTAATAGGGAATCCACCATTTGGGAAAGTATCTAAATTAGCAGTAAAATTTTTTAATAAAAGTGCAGAATTTGCTGATTGTATTGCATTTATTTTACCAAGAACATTTAAGAGAGTAAGTATACAAAATAAATTAAACTTAAATTTTAAATTAATTTATAGTGAAGATTTACCATTAAAACCGTGTTGTTTTATACCAAAAATGGATGCTAAATGTTGTTTTCAGATATGGAAAAAAGATAATAAATTAAGAGAGATTATAAAATATGATAAAAAGCATAAAGATTTTAATTTTATGAAATATGGACCAAATGATAATAAAAATCAACCTACACCACCAAATAATGTAGATTTTGTAATTAAAGCATATGGATCGAATTGTGGAGAAGTAAAAGAAGAAGGTTTAAATGAATTAAGACCAAAAAGTTGGCATTGGATTACGTCAAATATAGAAATAAAAGAATTAATAAAACGGTTTAAAACATTAGATTATTCATTATCAAAAGATACTGTTCGACAAGATAGCTTGGGTCAAAAAGAACTTATTCATTTATATAAGTGTAAATACAATTAAAAATTAGAATGTTTATATTCTACTTCATATTTTAATAATTTATTCCATAAATCATAATTTTTACCTTTTTTTTTATTTGGATCACATCGTAATACATATTCACAATTTCTACCTTTTAAATTATCGTGTGATATTTTACCAAGTTTTTTGAATGTTCCATGTGCATAACCACCATAATCAATAATTAATTCATAAAGAGAATCACTTGGTATTTTAAAGATATAACCTTTACCAAGTGTATTATTATTATACATATTATAACCTATAAAAATATAAAAATCTATTTTATGATCAGGACGAATTTGAACAAAGTTAAGATTAGATTGTTTACCATGTAAAGATACTTTAATTTCATAATTATTATTATTTTTACATCCATCACCACTTGTTTCATTATTTGGTTTATTAATTAAAAGATCATTCATAATCATAGTTTCAAAATAAGTTGATTGTGGTGATAAATATTCACGACCAATAATACATTTTTCTGTTAATGAATTACAATTTTTTATTTTATTAAAAAAAATATTTTTTTTATTATCTTTTATTTTCATATTTTTGACAAGATCTTCAAGTTCAGAAATTGATGACATTATAACAAATTTATAATTTAATAAGTTTATAAAATTTCAATTTCAATTTTATAATAAATATTATAAAAAAATTATAAAATTTATTAACTACTACAAATCTCACATCCTTCGGGGTTATTACGGGCACAATCAAGTATTTCTTCTTCAGTATACTCACGTTTTTTAGTTGGATCAATAGTAACTTGTTGTGCTTCAGCCACAGGTTTAGAACGAAGATAATACTGCCCCGTCTTTAGGCCTTTTTCCCAACCGTACATATGCATACTTGAAAGGATTTTAAATGTAGGTTTTTCTATGAATAAATTTAGGCTTTGAGAGTGATCAATATACGGACCGCGATCTGCGGACATATCAATAATATGTCGTTGTTGTATCTCCCAGACAGTCTTATATAGTTTTTTAATATCATCTGGGATCAAGACAATATTTTGTACACTCCCATTGTTAGCAATTATTTTATCTTTAATTTTAGTATTCCAAATACCTAATTTAGTAAGATCGTTAATTAAATGTTTATTGATCACAATAAATTCACCAGCAAGAGTACGACGAACATAAATATTGCTTGTATAGGGCTCAAAACATTCATTGTTACCAAGAATTTGAGATGTCGATGCGGTAGGCATTAACGCAATCAATGCTGCATTACGAATACCATACTTTTGAATATTATTTTTTAATGACTTCCAATCCCATTTATCAGATGGAGTAACATCCCACATATCAAATTGAAATTGACCATTATGAATAGGACTGCCAATAAATGTTGAATAAGAACCAGTGTATTCATCACGATTAATTTCATCCGGGAGAATATTTTTAATTTTTTTTTTAAGATATGAAGGATTTTTTGATTTGTATTTTAATATAATAGCTTCACGATCTTTAGATAGTTCACATGACCTGGTAAGGGCACCGTGATAGATGGTTTCAAAGATAAGTTTATTAACAGCTTTTGCTTCATCACTATCAAAAGCCATACGTAAAAGGATAAACGTATCTGCTAAACCTTGTACGCCAATTCCAATGGGACGATGTCTAAAGTTACTTAATTTGGTTTCAGGAATAGGATAAAAATTAACATTGATAACTTTATTTAAGTTATTAGTTAAAATACCTGATACCTCATGTAATTTATCATAGTTAAAATACGGTTTATTATCTGAATCATACTCTACGAACTGTGGTAAAGATATACTTGCTAAATTACAAACAGCTGTTTCTGTATCGCTTGTAAAAAGAGTAATTTCAGAGCATAAGTTACTTAATTTAATAATACCAACATTTTTTTGATTAGATTTGCGGTTAACAGCATCTTTATAAAGCATGTAAGGACTACCCGTTTCAATATGTGAAGATAAAATTGCATACCATAAATCGCGAGCAGGTATTTGTTTACGATAAAGATTTTTTGATTCATAATCAGTATATAATTCTTCAAATTTATCACCGTACAGTTCAGTTAAACCAGGTGCTTCATTAGGGCAGAATAGTGACCATTTACCATCTTCATTAACACGCTTCATGAATAAGTCAGGAATCCATAATGCAGTAAATAAATCACGAGCTTTTGTATCTTCATTACCATGGTTTTTACGAATTTCAAGAAATGGGAATATGTCAGCATGCCAAGGTTCTATGTACATAGCGAAGCTGCCTAATCTTTTACCAGCTTGATTAATATAACGAGCAGTAGCATTAAATACTTGTAACATAGGAATAATACCAGAAGCAATACCGTTAGTACTATGAATAGTACTATTTTTTGCACGAATATTGCTTATATTTACCCCGATGCCTCCCGCCCATTTTGAAATTTTAGCACAATCAGTAATAGTTTTGTATATATGATCAACACTATCACTTGTTTGCATAAGGAAACAAGATGATAACTGTGGACGAATAGTACCAGCATTATATAATGTTGGTGTTGCATGAATAAAATACTTTTGAGACATGAAATTATAACTTTGAATAACAGCATCCCTATCATCACCATGGATACCAACACACACCCTCATAAGTAGATGTTGCGGTCTTTCAACTATTTTATTATTAATTTTAAGAAGATAGCTTTTTTCTAATGTTTTGAATCCAAAATAATCAAATAGATAATCACGATCATATTTAATAACAGAATTGTACTTGTTTTTATTTTTAATAACATTATTATAAAATTCATCAGATAAAAGATGGATATGATTTGTATTAGTACATGTTTGTCGATGTTCATTTTGAGAAATTAACTCCATAGATTCTTCTTGATTTAAATTACTAATATCTAAAGGTTCATTATCAGGAAAGCAATTACAATTGTTATATAAAATGGTCATAGTTTCACTAAAACTAGGAGAAGTATTTTTATGATTATTAGAAACAATAATGTATGCGGCTAATTTACCATATTGAATATTTTCAGTAACTAAAGTTGTACAAACTTGACTAGTAAGTTCATCAATTTCACTTGTTTTAATCCCATCATATATACGAGCACAAACCTTTTGTGCAATAATAGAAGCATCTAAATCTAATTGTGCTTCTTTACACATATATTGAATACGTGCTGTAATTTTATCAAAAGAAACATTTTGCAAAATATTTGAACGTTTTATAACTCTCATTGTAATATTATAAATAAATATTTTTTTTTTAAGATAAAAAAAATGAATATTTAAATATTTTTAATAATTTTAAAAATATATAATAAAAAATATTTTTAAAAATAATATAAAGAAAAATATAATTATCAAGTTTAAAAAAAAAATAAATAAAAAAAATGTTAAATAATATTAATAATTATGAATTCAAATAAAAAAAATATAAAAAAAATAGATAATATAATATTTAATTTGTTAATATTAAAAAATAAAAGACCAGTTAATAAATTAAAAGAATCAGATATTAAATATTTATGTGATGAGAGTATAAAATTATTAAATGTTGAATCAACATTATTAAAATTAAATAGTGATATTTATATAGCAGGAGATATACATGGACAGTATTATGATTTAATAAAGATATTTAAACATATAGGGACACCTGCAAAAAAAAAATATTTATTTTTAGGAGATTATGTAGATAGAGGGATATATAGTATAGAAACATATAGTTTATTATTAGCTTTAAAAATAAAATATCCAGAAAATATTTATATAATAAGAGGGAATCATGAATCCGATTGGCTTAATGAGACATATGGATTTAAGAGGGAATGTATAAAGAAATATAATTATAAAGTATGGACATATTTTACAAATACATTTAATTATTTATCATTAGCAGCATTAATAGATAATAAGATATTTTGTATACATGGTGGTTTATCTGCGAGATTAAATAAAATAAATGGAATAAAAACAGTAAAAAAACCGTATAGAATAGAAGAGAAAGATTCATTAGTAACAGATCTTGTATGGAATGATCCGGATGATAAAATAGATGGATATAAACCAAATAGTGATAGAGGAATTGGATTTTTATTTGGTAAAAATTCAGTAACCAGATTCATGAGTAATAATAATATAGATTTAATATGTAGAGCACATGAAGTAGTAGATGAAGGATATAAATTTATGTTTAATAATAAATTAGTAACAATATTTTCAGCACCGCATTATTGTAATAATTATGATAATAAAGGTGCAATAATGTATGTTAATTTAAAATTGGAATGTAATTTTATAATATTTAATCCAGTAAAAAATGTTGCAAATGAAAAGCAAAATGAGAAATTGTATTCAAAAAATGTAAGAAGAACTGTAAAATCATTATCAAGACCAGCATCTGTAAAAAAAATTAAAGAAAGAAGTAAATCATTAGATAAAAATTTTACGTTAAAAAAAACAAAATAAAATAAGTAAGAAAGAATAGAGATATGCATATAGAAACTGATATTAAATTAGATTTTAGTGATGTATTATTAAAACCAAAAAGGAGTAGTTTACAAAGTAGAAAGGATGTAGTTTTAAAAAGAAAATTCCAGTTTAAATATGCTAAAAATGAATGGGAAGGAATTCCAATAATGGCAAGTAATTTAGATTCAACAGGAACATTAGAAATGAATAACACATTAAGTAAAATGGAGATGTTAACATGTTTACATAAGTTTTATAAGGAAGAAGATATAGATGATAGTATAAATAATGAATATGTAATACCATCAATAGGAATAAAACATAGTGATAAATATTTAGCAAAAGTAAACTCAAAGTTTATATGTATAGATGTAGCAAATGGATATTGCGAATATTTTGTAGACTTCATAAAAGAAATACGAAATAAATATCCAGATAAGATAATAATAGCGGGTAATGTAGTAACAAAAGAGATGACAGAACAGCTAATATTAAATGGAGCAGATATAGTAAAAGTCGGAATCGGGAGCGGTGCGTTATGTATAACACGGGTAAAAACGGGTGTTGGATATCCGCAATTAAGTGCAATTGAGGAATGTGCGGATGCAGCACATGGACTCGGTGGACATATTATATCAGATGGAGGATGTACTTGTCCAGGAGATGTAAGTAAAGCATTTGCAGCAGGAGCGGATTTTGTAATGTTAGGAAGTATGTTAGCAGGATATCATGAGACAGGAGGAGATATAGTAGAAGAAGATGGTAAAAAATATAAAATCATATATGGGATGAGTTCAGATACAGCACAAAATAAATACTATAAAAAAGTATACAAATATAGAACAAGTGAAGGTAGAACAATTAAGATACCATATAAAGATACATCAGTATCGACACAATTAGAAGATATATTAGGAGGATTAAGAAGTACATGTACATATATAGGATCAAAAAATATAAAACACATGTCAAAATGTGCTACATTTATAAGAGTAAACAATCAATTTAATACAATGTATAGTAAAAATTAATAATAAGAAATACTTATTATTAATCAGAATCAGAATCAAATTCAATATTACAACAAGATTTTTTAGGTAAAGATGGTGTAGAATATTGATTATTTAAATTAACATTAGGTTTAGGTTTAGATTTAAGTTTAGGTTTAGGGTTAGGTTCAGGTTCAGAATCAGAATCAGAATCAGAATCAAATTCTATTTCACATATTATAGGTTTCATTTTTTTAGGAGATTTAGGTAATTTAGGTTTATATTTATCTTGAATACCATATTTACGTGCATAAATAACATCATTCCAAAAATTATTCATTTTGATATAATTATTAGCAAACCATTCTTTATCGCGATGAACTTGAACAATAGAAACAAGAGTTAAATGCCAATAAGTAACATTAATATTATTAAAATTAGAATCATTATTTAAACGATCCATTTCTTTATTTGACCATTCTATTTTAGAAGAATCATTAATATCAATTAAAGAATAAAAATAATTAAGTTTTTTTTCAGTTAAATTAAATGCAGAAACTACAATACCTTTTTCAAAATTATCTTTAGTAAAACCCATAATATCACCGGAATCTTCAAGAAAATCATATATATTAAAATATTCTAAAAATTTACATTCCATAAAATCACAAACATCAAGATTACAAACTTCAAGTTGCATTTGCATTTGTGCCACATAATATATAGGAGGGATACCAGTAATTTTACGAGAAGGAGGGCATTTAATTTCTAACATAATTCCATCATCAGTAATACCATCAGGAGAAGCACCAATATTATTAAGAATAGGGTGAGGAATTAAACCATATTCAACAACAGTACATTTTTTACGAATTTCATAAATAGATGTTGCACATGGTTCATATTTTACACCCCATTCAGTAATATTATTACCTTTAAAAGGTTTACCAAGACCGCATTTTTCATGTATTAATTCGGATATTGATTTATAAGGATTTACTCCAGTAATAGTACCTGCATCACTTGCAGTAAGCATTTTAGAACGCATATCAAACCATTCTTGTGAACGTTGTTCAGGTTGAGGAATTAATTTTAATTGAGAAGTAATATAATGAAATTCTTCAATAGAACGTTGTGGAACATATTTTAATAAGGAAAGTATATGATTTTTTTTTATATTATCAAAAATATTATTATTAACATAATCATATAAATTATTATATTTAAAAAGTAAATTACAATTATTACATTTTTCTAATGATTCATTAGATATTTTTATTTTACACGATTTACAATAAGAATTATCAGTAGAATTATTAATAGAATTATTATCATAAATATTAATAACATTATCAATCGAATATAAATTATCAATTAAATGATGTTCTTGTAATTTAAAATACATAACGCCAAGTAATTGTTTAATTATTATAGGATTTGTATAATTATTAATAATAGTATCATAACAATTTTCTATAATAAATGGAATATCATTATCTGAAAATGAATTATCGTGTATTAAATTGTGAATATATTGATCGAATTCATAATAATGAGTCATTATATTTATATAAATAATTATTATTTATATAGATAAATTAATTATTATATTTAGAAATAAGTTTATCAATATCAGCATTATCAATATCTTTTTTTTTAGATATATCAATACCATTAAACTTATTTAGTTTTGTATTTTGAGAGACGAGTTTATTATATTGATATGAAGTTTTTTGTTCGTCAATGGGTATAGAAACATTATCTAATTTGGTATTATTTAATAATTGAGGATTTGTTAATGTTTCAAGTTTTTTAAATATTAAATTAACTTCATTAGAAACGTAATTAGCCATTATTAATATTTAATATATTATTATTAATAGAATATAAAATATGAAATAAATCACTAATAGTAAAAGTATGAATAAGATTAAAGTCTTGTTGAACAGAATTAAGAGTACACTCTGTAATAGGAATGTTATCAGTATAAAAGTTAAAGAAAAACCGCCAATCGTATTGTTTATTGGATATTTTTTTAGATTTATTAAATTCAATAGTAAATTTTTTGTTAGGGAAAATTATATATATAATAATATATAAATTTTTATTTAATTTAATAAAAGTGGAATATTTAATAGATGTAGATGGGATATTACAATGTTTACGATAAATTTCAATATAATTTTGATTTAAATTAAAGTTTTTAATATATGTTGATTTTAAAGAGTTATTTTTAAGATAAATTTCAGAATAAATTATGTTATATCCTGTGGATAAATTATTATTAGAAGGTTCATATAATATTAATGGTAAAATACATATTTCAATTTTATCGTTATTTAAATTTAAATTATTAAGTTTATAAGAAATAATATCCATTATGTAATTTAAATTATAAAAAAACAAGTTTAGAAATATTATTTATTTTATATTAATGTATAATAATATTAATATATTTCAATTTTATATAAATAATTAAATTTTACAAACAACACATTTAGAATTATGAGATGTTTTTATCCATTTTTTAATACAATCATAATGATAAATATGTTTACAATTTAATTGAATACAATCATGAGAATTTTGAAAATTAGCCATACAAATAAAACAACTATCATTATAACAATATAATTGTGTATCAGACCATTTAAAATGTTTTAATTTAGAAATAATATTATCAATAGAGAAGTTATTAGCAATAACGTGTTCACGTAATATATTAAATGAATCAATAAGATTATTATATAATTGTAAATTTAATGCAATATTATTATCATTATTATTATCATTATTATTATCATTATTATTATCATTATTATTATTATTGTTATTATTATTAATAATATTAAGGGCCGGTTGAATTTCATAAAAAATTATATTTTTTTCCATAATTATTATTTATAATTATTATCTATATATATAATAAATATGGAGTTATTACCAAAAATTAATATTAGTAATTTTATAATGTCCTCAGTATTAATATCAGTATTTGCATATTCTTTAGGAAATATTGTAGATAATATTATTTTTCCAGATTATATAGAAGGAGATAATAAAAATAAGATAATAATAGAATTAGTATTACAACTTGCTGTAACAGTTATATTGAAATATTATATAAATATTATTATTATGAAAATTATAGGAAAGAATATCAAGTTAACTGAACGTAGTTTACAAGCTGCAACATTATTATTTCCATTTATGATGTATTTCCAAATGAAAAATTTAAAGAAACGAGTAGTATATGTAAGTAATTTAATGATGTAAATTTTTTTCTGCAATATATATTTTATTACGAAGAGATGTTGTAGAAAGATTTAAAATACTCCTATCATGATAATATATAGGAATATTTAATTGATTTCCAGTAAAAGATTTATTGATATAATCAGATCCTAATATTCGAATATCAATGTTATTATTAGTTAAAATATTTAAGAGATCATTTTCAGTTGTATATTCAATTATTTGATCAATATATTTACAAGATTCTACTAATATTTTACGTTCTTCAAAAGACATAATGGGTTTATTTTTATTAGGACGATCAATGGTAGGATCAGTTTGAAGGCCTACAATTAAATAATCACATTGAGTTTTAGCATCTTTTAACATAAAAACATGACCTGCATGGAAAAGATCAAAACAACTACATGTAAAGCCGATTTTCATATTTTGTATTTTAATAAATATAATACAAAATATTTATATATATAATATATAAGAGATGAATAAAAAATTAAATAAATGTTCAATAGTAAGATCTTTAGAGTATGATGGAACGTCATGTTTTAAAAAAGAAGAATTAATAGAAATAATAGATTCATTAAATAAGAAATATAAATTCTTAAATTTAAAAAATTCTGGAACAAAGAAAGAATTATGGGATAGTATAAATAATGCGTTAAAATTCATAGAAGATCCAAAAAAATGGGAAAAATGTAATAAAGAATGGTGTTGGTTAAAAACATGTATTGATAGAGATAAAGAAACAGGTAAATGTTATAATAAATTAGTAGATATAATAGGAAATAAAAAAATGGTAAATGATATGATAAAATATGCATTTAAACCAAATAAACCAAATGGGGAGAAATATAAAGTGAATAAAAAAACAGGTGAAGTAATAGATGACGCATGGTTATCAACAGTAGATATACGAAATATAATAAAACAATTTGAAATATTATTCAAAGATGAATTTATTTTTAAAGGACCTGTACCAATAGATACATATAAATGTACGTTAAATAATAAACAATGGTGTAGTAGTTTATTAATACAAGAAGTAACAAGTATTGATATTGGGAAACTTAATAAAGATGGTATTAAATGCATAGGAATTGTATTTAATTTAGATGATCATACAGAAAATGGGAGTCATTGGGTATCATTATTTATAGATATAAAAAATGAAGCGATAGATTATTTTGATTCAGCAAAGAAACATAAAAGTGTAAAAGATATACCAAGTGATATATTAAAATATATAAAATATATACAACAATTAGGAGAAAAAGAGAATATTAAATTTAAAATAAGATATAATAAAATAAATCATCAGAAAAAGAATTCAGAATGTGGAATGTATAGTATTTATTTTATAGTAAAAAGAGTATTAGGAGAGGATTATAATAATTTAGTAAATAATAAGAATAAAATAATAACAGATTTACAAATGAATAAATTACGTAAATTATTATATAAATAATAAATATTTTATTTAAATAATATAATGTTAAAAGGGTGTAAATATTGTAAAGATAAAACACATCTAATAGATAATTGTCCATTAATAATATGTAGATTATGTAATGTAAAAGGGCATGTAGATTGGAATTGTCCAAATCATAAAGAGAAAAAAAATAAAAATAAAAATAGAATAAAAAGAAATAATGATAATAAAAATGAGATTAATTTAAATGATTTTCCGAAATTAAAAGAGAAAAAGAATATAGAACAAAAGAAAGAACAAAAGATAGAACAAAAAATAGAGAAAAAAATAGATTATAGTAATATAAGTTGGGTAGAAATAAATTCATTAGTATATTAATTAGGATTCCATTGTTTATAAAAAAAATTTTTAAGTTTATTTTTTTTTTCAATATCATCTGTTGTATACCATAACCATGCAGCTGTTTTTTTTAATGTATTAATTTTTTCATTTAATTCATCAATTTTTTTATCTATTTGATTAATTAAATTATCATCTAATTCTCCAAATTCAATATTATTTTGCATAGCATACATAATTAATTCAATTAAATCATTATAATCATATGCTTTTTTTATATTATTATAAATTTTATCATTTTCAGTATTATTTAAATTATGATCAGGATGATATAATTTAGATAATTTTCTAAAAAGTTTAGTAATAATATTACTTTTTGGAATTTTTTTTTTATTATTTAAATTTTCATCATTATCTATTTCTTCATTATCATCATTTATTTCTTCATTATCATCATTTATTTCTTCATTATCATCATTTATTTCTTCATTATTAGTAGTAGTTTCATTATTTAATGAACTAAAACATTGTTGTAATTCATTTTTAAATTCTTCATTAAATTGTTTTTCATATATTTTTTGTTGTTCGAATATGTCATTATATTCTAAAAAAAAATATTCTAATTTTAATTTATATTTTTTATATTTTTTAGAATTCATTTATAAGAATCAATATTTAAAATTCTATTTATAATCGTAAAATTTTATTATAAATATTTATAATAAAATATAATAATATCGACATATATATAATTTATTTACATATATGTGTGTAAAAAGTTAAGAAAAATTTTTTTATTAATTCTAAAATTAGTTTTTTGATGATATATTAATTTTTTAAATTTATTACATGAAACCCACTCAAAGTAACGTACATTATCATTTTGTAATTCTTTAACATCAAATTCTTTAGCATATGGGCAAAATTTATTTTCTAATTTTACACAAAAAATTAAATATTTACTTGATGGAATATATAATTTATGTGTTAAATATTTTTTAACAAGATCTTTAGTAAAAAGGTATGCATATTCATAACATTCATTATATGTATAAATGTCATGAACTCTTCGGAGATTATTTCCAAAAACAGCATTAGTTTCTTCAGTAGTTTCTCTACATGCTGTATCTAAAATATTATTATCACATAAATCAGTTTTTCCGCCAATATCGCCCCATTTTTCATATTCATTTATTAAAAGGAAATATGGTATATTTTTTACAATTTTATAAAATAAAATACCTGCGGCACGACATTCATAATTTTTACAAATATAAAAAGTAGGACGATTATTTTTAAGTGTAAAATTATTATAATTATTATATAATTTATTTAATTTTAAATATTTAAAATCATTAATTAATTTATCAATATTTCTATTAATAAATATATTAGATTTTTTATCAATATTATTTATAGTTTCATTTGTAATTTCATTATTAGTTTCATTTGTAATTTCATTATTAGTTTCATTTGTAATTTCATTATTAGTTTCATTTGTAGTTGTATCTATAATTGTATCTATAGTTTTTATTTTATTAATATTCTGAATTGAAAAATATTGAATATCATTTATTATATTATTTATATCTATATTATTAACATTATTAACATTATTAACATTATTAACATTATTATAAGACATGAGTGTCATATTATATGAATATATAATTAATATACAAAAATTAATATACAAAGATTATTATACAACAATTTTTAAGTGGTTCATTATATTATACTTATAATATTTATTATTTATTTAAATATTATATTTCAATTTTATATTTTTAATATCTTGTTTAGAACTATTTAATAAAGTATATTTTTCAAGAAAAACATGATGACTATAATGAGAACGATTTGGAGTAAAAACTTTTATATATTTAATAAGATATTTAACATTAAATAAATCATTCATTGTATTAATAATAAATGGTAATCTACCGCCATCAATATGAAAATCATGTGAAATTAAATAAATAGTATTGTATTTTATTTTATTTTTCAATATTTTATAAATAAAATATATATTTTCAGCAGTATTTGTAGATTCATTTTCAATAGTTATTGCATCTTCTATAATTGAATTATTTAATAAAATATTTTTCATATGAAGTGCTTCAGAAGAATTATCTAATTCTTTTCCTTTACCAGATACTATAAAATGAACAGGAAATTCATTATTTAATAATGAATGATATAATTCAATTGATTTATAAAGACGTTGATTTAATTCAGTTTTATTTTGTGAACCTAATATTATAATACATTGATCATCATTATTAAATGAAGATATATAAATTGGTAAAGATATAGATAATAAAAAAATTATAAATATTTTAATATTTATCGATAAATACATTTTATTTAATTTAAATAGTATTAATTTAAATTAAATTTCAATTTTATATTTTAATAATATTATTCTGATTTTTTCCAAAAAAGACTTGTTTTGTATTATCATTAAAACGTATTAAAATACCATTACATCCTAATCTATTAGTTGAAACAATTATACCTTCTTTATTATTTGTTTCAACTTTATCACCTTTTTTTAAATTATTATTAAATGAATTAGATGATTTTATATTTATTATATGTTTTAATGGTTTTTTAGTAACAGATTCAGGTGTTGGTTTAGATATTGGTTCAGGTATAGGTTTAGGTGTAGGTTCAGGAGTTGGTTCAGATATTGGTTCAGGTATAGGTTCAGGAGTTGGTTCAGGAGTGGATGTTATATTATTTTCAATAGGATCTTTTTTTGGTTCACGTGATATAGAACGTTGACGTTGTGCATTTTTATTTCTACGATTTAAATTTCTTAATGGCATATTATATTAATATATATTAATATTTATTTATTTATTAAAATATAATTTATTTTAAATTTCATGTTTAATTAATTTAAGGTATCTCTTTAGGTATATCTTCAGGTATATCTTCAGGTATATCTTCAGGTATATCTTCAGGTATATCTTCAGGTATATCTTCAGGTATATCTTCAGGTGTATCTTCAGGTATATCTTTAGGTATATCTTTAGGTGTATCTTCAGGTATATTTTCAGATATATTTTCAGGTATATTTTCTTGTGTATCTAAAGATACACAAAGATCTTTTGTAGATTCTTCTATAGACTGTTTATTATGTGACAAATGTTGCCGGGTTCCCAATTGTTTCAAGTTCCTGCGTGTGCGTGCATATCGAGGTACATTAGAATGTAATGGCATAATGTTATAATATAATATAATAATAAAATTTTAAATTATTTCAGTAATATTTGCAGGAAGTTCATCAATTTGTGTTGAATAGAAAGAAATAATATTTTTAATAGTAGATACATCATCTGGAGTAACAAAATTAATAGCAGTTCCCTTACGACCATAACGACCACTACGACCAATACGATGTAAATAAACATCGATATCATTATTTTTTGGGATATCATAATTAATAACTATAGATACATGTTGAGCATCAATACCACGAGATAAAATATCAGTTGTAATAAGTACACGAGTTGCTCCAGATTTAAATTTTTCAATTAATTCATAACGTTCTTTTTGAGATAATTCACTACTAAAAATAGAGACAGTAAAATTACGTTGTGTTAATTCATTTAATAAATAATTACATTTATCTTTACGATTAACAAAAATAATAGCTTGACTAACAGAAATAGTATTATAAATATCAATTAATGTGTGTAATTTCCATTCTTCTTTATCAACAGTAATATAAAATTGTTTAATACCTTCAAGAGTAAGTTGTTCTTTTTTTACATTAAAAATGACAGGATCATTCATAAATGATTTAGATAAATCAACAACATCTTGAGGAAATGTAGCACTAAAAAGATTAATTTGAATTTTAGAAGGTAAATAACGAACAATATTTTTAATTTGATCTTTAAAACCGTGACTTAATAGTTCATCAGCTTCATCTAATACTAAAATTTTCATATCAGTTGTTGGTAAAATTTTACGATCAATCATATCCATAATTCTACCAGGAGTACCAATAATAAAATGAGGATTTTTTTTTATAGAATTGATATTATCATTTACATTTGTACCACCAATACATACAGCAGTAGAAATTTTTAAATATTTACCAATACTTAAAATAATAGAATTAATTTGTTGGGCTAAATCACGGGTAGGTGCTATAATAATACCTTGAATTGTATTAATTGATTCATCTATTAATTGTAACATTGCAATTGTAAAAACAGCTGTTTTTCCAACACCAGATTGTGCATGAACAATACATTCTGTACCATTAATTATAGGTACAATTGCTTTTTTTTGAACAGGAGATGGTTTTTCAAATCCATGAGAAAAAATACCTTTTAATAAATTAAGTTTTAAATCCATATTATCAAATAACTCAAATTCCTTAATATCTTGATTACAAGTGATATTTAATTCGCTCATAATGAAATAACTATATTTTATTATTTATAAAACTTTAAATAGTTTTATAAATATGGATTTAATAAAAGTTTATTACATTTTTTACATTTATTATATTTTATAATACATAGTGAGCAAACATGATTACAAAAAAAATGATATAGATTAGGATTATTTAATTTTTTAATATAAAAATTACAAAATACACATTTATTATTTGATGATTTTTGTTTTTTATTTGAAATATTAGAATCATTAGAATCATTAGAATTAATATCTATTAATGAACGTTTTGCATTTGATTTTTTAATCAAACTATTATTTTTCCAAAAACCAATATTAATAGTATCATCAGGAATAAATTCAGTACCAAAACCATTATATTTATCATTTTCCCACATTCCTTTATATTCAGTACCATTTGTATATTTTTCTGAACCATAACCATTCATTTTATCATTTTTCCAAATACCTTTACGTATAATACCATTAGGATAAATTAATATACCGTTACCATTTAATAAATTTTTTTTAAATTCTCCATGATAATACCAATTATTTGATTTAATTAATGTACCATATCCGGTGAATTTATTATTTTCAAATTGACCAATATAACAACTACCATCATTAAATTCAAATTTACCAAAACCATTTTTTTTATCTTTAATAAAATAACCAGTATATTTATTATTATTATTATATGTTATTTCACCATGACCATCACGTAAATCATTTTTAAAATGTCCAATATATTTACTTGTATTTTTATAAATTAATGTACCATAACCATTTTTTTTACCACTTATAATTTTACCGCTATATTGATTACCATTTTTATCTAAATTAAACATATTATTATATATTATATATAATATACTAATAATACTTTATAATAAATAATATTTATTATAAAATTGAAATAAAAAATAAATATTAAATTTAAATAATAAAATGGAAGAACTAAATTCCTTTATATTTAAAAAATCTATAGTACAAGTAGATTCTATTGATGATATAGAAATAATAAATAAAGATGGGAAAACATTTATTTATGGAAAATTATATAATACAAATGCATTATTAAAAGGTTTAGAATTTAAATGGGATAATGATAATAAATATTGGCATATAGATAAAAAAATAACAAAAGATGAATTTGAAATATATTTTAATGATTATAATAATAATAGAAGAAATTTTAAAAATAAAAATAAAAAAAAGTGTGAAATATGTAATAATATAGGTCATACATATAAAAATTGTAAAAATGCTACAAAAAAAGAACTTTTAAATAAAGAAATTAATGAATTAGAAAAAAAATTACAACAAAAAAAACTTTTATTAAAAAAAATAGAAGATTAATTCCGTTGTGTATTAGCACGATAAATAGAATTATCAGGAAATATATTAGAAATATCATTATTAAGAATGTCGAATGTATTATTTGCACAATCTTTATTCCATATTTTAATAGTTATTGTATTATTACGTGGATAAAGAGAAATTCCATTAATATCTTTAAAATCATCAGGATTTTTTGTAATATTTTGTCCTATAAATGCGATTACAAATTCTAACCAGTAATAATTAATAAATTTTTTAGTTAATTTAAAACTCCAACCACCACCTTTTATATTTTCTTTATCTTCCCATAATGGTTTTATATCATTTTTCATTAAATACCATGATCCACAAATTAAAGATGGGAGACGATAATGTAAATTCCAAAATCCGTCAATTGTATTAAATTCATCAATAAATTTATATGAATTTAAATCCCAATTATTATCATATAATGAATGGTAATAAAGAGAATATTTATTTTTTAATGAATTCATTATATATTATATATAATAAATTCTTTAAATATAAGTTTATAATTATTGAATAATAATATAATAATATAATATATTGAATATGACAACATATAAAAATGTTACAAATGCAAATTTAGAATTTGAAACAACAAGTGGATATGATTTTAAAGTAACATCTGGAAATAATTTTTATGTAGATGCAACAGAATTAAGTTTATCAGGAAATATCTTACTTGGTAAAAATATGATTATAGAAGGTGATTTAACTGTAAAAGGTGATACTGTAACTGCAGATGTTGAAAATATAAATGTAGAAGATCCTATATTATATTTAGCAAATAATCAAACAGGAAGTGCTTCAAAAGATATTGGTATAATAGGTGAAAGAGGAGATGATATAAATGTAGGATTAATTTGGGATGAAAGTGCGGATGAATTTTCAACAATTACAACAACACATACGACAGATGATTCAAGTGCTGTAAGTATAACAGATTATGCTAATTTGCATACAAAACAGTTATTAGTAGAAGATGCATTAAGTGTAGAAAAAGCTACAATATTAAAGAGTACATTAAGTGTAGCCGGTAATTTATTAGTAGGAACTGCAAATCTATTTATAGATACACAAAATAATGGTGATATTGGTATAGGTACAAAGACACCATCTGGAAATGTTGATATAAATCATACTGGTTCATTAGTTATTCCTACTGGTACAACAGCTGAACGACGAGCTACTACAGGTGCAATAAGATATAATACTTCATTAACACAATATGAAGGATATGATGGTTCTAATTGGGGAAGTTTAGGGGGAGTTAAAGATATTGATTTAGATACATATATAAGTGCAGAAGATAATTCAACTGATAATGATGAACTTAAATTCTATACGGCAGGTACACAAAGAATGTTAGTTGGTAATACAGGAATATTAAGTATAGCTGGAAATACAACAATAAATGCAAATCTTCATGTAAATAATATATTAAGTGTAGGAGAAGCAGCTATATTAAGTAGTACATTAGATGTAACAGGAAATGTAACATTTGCGAATCGTGCAAATATAGGGACAACATTAAGTGTATCTGAAGATACTACATTAAGTTCAACATTAAGTGTAGGAGATGCAACTGCTTTTGCAAGTACATTAGATGTGACAGGAAATGTATCATTTTCTAATCGTGCAAATATAGGTAGTACATTAAGTGTTGAAGAAGCAACATTATTAAATAATACATTAAGTGTAGGAGATGCAACTGCCTTTGCAAGTACATTAGATGTTACAGGAAATGTATCATTTGTGAAGCGTGCAAATATAGGAAGTACATTAAGTGTAGAAGATGCAACAGTATTAAAGAATACATTAAGTGTAGGAGATGCAACT